CCTTCGTGGATGCCTTGCCCTACATGCCAGCCACCCGATCCACAGACCGCACAGCGCGAACGCATAACCCCCAACCGCGACCCCCCCCACGGAAAAAAACCGGGCCATTGGGACCATCGCTATCATGTGGTGGCGCGTGTGCAGATCATCATTCCCTTGCGGTTTTGTGATACTATAACAGTAAATACTTAACAAAGCAAGTAATGCCTAAATGTGTGCATCTCCTTCTTTGCAGAATGTTGCCAATGCGCCGAAAGCCCGCTCTGCCGTGGCCCGTGGTGTGTCGCCAAGGATGATTGCCCGCGTAGTCCTTGCCCCTTTTGTGTCGATCCTCAGCGAAAAGATAAGCCGTTGTACCCGTAATAATACCTTATTACCGGTGTGACGGCTTAAGTCTGCGATTGCCTCTTTGCCCTCACGCCGTAGCCATTCCTCAGCTGCGCTTACTGTTGCAAAGGTTTCCGGCGCATCAGAGCAAAGCCCGGTCTTGCTCAACCGCAACACGCCGCTGCGCTGGTTTGCCTCTGCTATCGCCGCCTCAAGTCTGCTTGGAACAAGTTGATCCCATCGCAACAGATCCGACACAGGCAAGCCCGGCACTGGCACTGTCGTGCAGATCACTACCCGCTTGCGCTCGGTTGCGTTCACAAGCCGCAAACGCTCGATCGCCTGCCGTGCCGCCATTTCGCGGGTTTGTACCTGCAAAGCCCGAACGCGGGGATCTGGGTGCGCACGTCCAAAGATCCCGAATTGCTCGCCATCCTCCATTGTCAGGGGCAACACCGCATCCGGCATGAACCGCTGGCCCTTGGCGTCCGGTCGAATGAATTGCAGTGGCTCGCCAGTATCGCCAAAGAGCGCCCGCGCGTAATCCTCCAGCGCATCAACGCCGATGTCCTCGCGCCCCATGACAAGCGCCGTGCCAAAGTCCTGCCAATCGTTACGCCCAAGGCTTGCAGGCCCGAACCAGAGCCACCTTGCGCCGTGCAATGGTGTTTCCATCATCAGCTTGGAAACTGTCGCTTCGTCCTGCCCGGTGAAGTCGTGGCCCGCATCCTCAAACATGGCCCGCACCGCCTTGCGTGTTGCGATGCACAGAACGCCGCGCCCTCCTACATCGCGCAACACCTCGGCCCGCACGAGCCGCACCAGCTCGCGCCGCACGGTCACTTTTTGCAGGCTTGTGTTGCTAAATGTCCGGTCGGTCAGTTGCACAACATGCGCGTTGGGTTTCAGATCTACAGCGACAAGATCCGCGCCGGTATACATGCGCTCCAGAATTGGCCCTGTCGCGTCAGCGTCCAAAAGTAGCGTTGGCTTATCTGCTGGTGGTTGCTTGAACCATGTCACGCGGATCACGGTCGCGCCCTTCTTGGTGGTGACAAGGCGCACGCGCTCTGTCGCTTCGATCCCGCGCCGGGCGCAATCCTCCAGAACAGCCCAAAGCGCCGCATTTCGCTTTGCACCATTGCTGGCCCTCGCCTCGATTTCGTCTAGCCCGGCTGTAAATGCATTGTCGTCATTGTCAGGTGTGCAGCGCATGTTGATAGGCGCGATTTCCGCCGCTCTGAACGCCGCAAAGTCGTCTGCGCTATACTTGCCGCCCACGATGTTGCCGCTCGCCTGTAGCGCCGCATAAACAGCCTGCGCCGCGTCGGTAGCATCTACCGCCGTCGCCAGATCATCGCCCTTTGCCGATCGTGTCGCCGTCCATTCTTGCGGTGTGATGTCGAGAACACGGGAAAACTGTCGCCAGATTGTTTCGTCGATAACCCGAAAACCAGTATCGCGCCCAGATCCATCGCCGGGCAATTCAAGGTATGCGCTGGCCTCGAAGCGGGTGACGGGAGTTTCCGGCAAGGCTTCCCATTGTCCTAGGTATGTGCATCCGGCGTGATGTGGGCATTTTCTCTTGTAACCGAACTCGTCGATCGCTTCGCATAAAGTCGCCTTTACGATCAACCCGGCCCGCGCCACGCGCTCCGCCAGCTCGTGACGTTGGCACATTCTGCCATTTGTGCCGGGCAGTGTTGCCGATCGCCCGCGCGTGACGTGCGCATACTTTCCGGTGATCTCCTCGTAATCCCGCGCTGCTTGCTCCGCCAAGGCCAGCGTTGGCGAGTGAAACACTACATCGCCGGGCAGTCGTGACAGGTCCGCCGCTGCCAATTCCCGCAAAGCCGCGCCTGTTTTGCCTGCGCCGGGTGTCGCTGCCAGAGCCATTACAGGCGGTGCGCCATCCTCTAGGTCGTCATACTGCAAAGCCTTTTCCACGAAGCCCTGCAAAGTGCTTCCAATGTGGTCGCGCGCCGCTTGGATCTCTTGGAATACTGGCCCGGCTTGTGCCTCTTGCTCGGTCAAAGGTGTTGCGTTTGATCCTGCAAAGCGCCCGTTAGTCTGTCGTGTCAGTGGCTTTAGAATACCCGCTTCCAAGCCGTTCTTTGCTTGCCGTACCCCATCCGCGGGGTGTCGATCGTATGCCGCCGCGAATAGCGCCGCCTCGGCGTCTACCAGCGCAATCAGGCCAGCTCCGACTTGCTGGCCTACGAAAAACGATTGCGCGTTGATTATGCCGCTACCAGTGACGCCCTCGGCATTGCGGATCTTATAGCAAGCCGCCGCAAGGGTGCCTTTGCCCACCTCGCTTGTTTCTTCGCTCAGGTTTGGTGCAGTGTATTCTTGCGCCTTCGGTGCCTCGATCCTTGGAACCTGTAGCGCCTTGTCGATGATCGCCGCCGCGTTAAACCGTCTGTCCCAATCGGCCCAGACAAGCCGCGCTTGGTGGGTTTTACCTTCGGGTGTAGATCCGGGCAGTCGGGTGATCCGCGTGATGTTGCCCGCGCCGGGGTCGCACATGCCGCCCGCAATCGCGCTGCGCTGAATTGTCTCGATCGTCAGCGGGTCGCGCTCGATCTCCCGGAATAAATAAACCCATTGGAAAGATCCGGGCTTGGTTTCGATGATCGCCGTTGGCTCAACGGGTGGTGCCTTAATCAGTACGCCGTTTTTAACCTCGCCAATGTCATCTAGGACAAAGCCGATCGCGCCCGTCCATCGCTCTTTTTTACGACGAAAGTCGTTCACACTTTCCGGTGTGTTCCACTCGAACAGTCCGCAGCTAAAATGCGTGTCGTGATCTCGCACGGGATGGAACGGCCAAGGCTTGGCGCGCTTGTCGAACAGTCCTACCGCAAGGCTTTCCGTTGCCTTTGCCGCGTAGAATTTACGATCGAACAGGTTTTCAAGAAAGTAGCGCGCATCCGTTTCGGGCGGGGGAATGAACCCCGCCGCGTTGTCCTGAATTGTCATGCTCTGCCCTCACGCGCTGGTGAAGGTTTGGGCGATGGTGTCCAGATCGGTTTCGCGTACCGCCCAGCGTTGCCCCACGCGCTCGGCGGGGATCTTGCCGGAGATAGCGGCGTTCCAGAATTGTTGATAAGTGATAGTGCAACCGGACGTGTTTAGTGTCCGCAGCGCATCAGACAAGGGTAGTATTTTAGCCATAATTTCACCTCTGGTGAATTATCGCCTTGCGAAAAAAACTAGCACGTTCCATTGTTGGAGTATTCCTACTGTGCTGCTTTTTCCACAAAGCGGTTTCTAATTTGGCCCGTGCACTTGTTGGAAGCTCGTGTGCGGGCCGCTCTATTTTGTAGGATTCACCTACGCGGTTTCTATATATTGCGGTAGAGTACCCTCAGGACGCAAGCGAGTAATTGCAAAAACACCGCCCCAGAGGGGTGAGTCTGTGACAATGCTGCATCTTGCGAGACTAGAACGGCCACCATTTGTGCTTTTTCGGCGGTGCCGCTATCAGCTTCATTGATTGATCGAGTAGCCGCCCGCGTTCTTCGGCCATCGCCTCGGCTACCGCCAGATCCCGCCTTAGCCGCTCATTCTCTGCTTTAAGATCATCGGTTAAAGTGCTGGAAACAGGCGGTAAATCTGCTGGCATATACTTCGCGCCCTCCGCACCTCTTGGCTGGTAAACCCGTGCAAGCTCTGCCGTGTCAATCTGCCAGCCTTTTTCATCATCCTTGTTTCCACTTATTTTCCCGGCTTTTAAGTGCTTTAGAAGTGTCGGACGTGATACGTCGAAAACTTTTGCCGCCCTGCTTATCGTCATCATTGGCATGTTTATTCACCCTATATTTGTCGCTTTTTTGTCACGCTAACACCATTGCCGGGGGATTTGATAGGGATTTGAAGGCCAGCGCCGCCGCCGATTTAGGCCGGATCTGCGTAACGGACGTTATGTTAAATGATTTCGGGGGATGCAAACGGTGCTGTTTTGGGGTGCCAGAGATTGCAAAGCGGGGTGGCAAGCCAGATTGCATGTGCTTGCGTCCTTGTACGATTGCAGGTTGCGCCCTAGCCTGAGCGTGAACCAACGGAGAATTCAGATGAAAAAGATTGCCTTGGCGCTTGTCGCCGTAGCCACGGTTGCCGCCTGCGCCTCAACGCCAGCCACACCCGCGAAAATTGATAATGCGCTTGCCGCCCGTGCCACAAAGGACATCCGCGTAAAGCTGCGTGACCCTGCCAGCGGGCAATTCCAGAACTTCCGCGCCTACAATGTGGCAAACGGCGAAAAGGCAGTATGTGCCAGCGTGAATGCTAACAATGCTTTGGGCGGGAAAACAGGATTCAAAGACACTGTGATTTTTTACCGAGGTGCGCAGCATATCGTTTTCTTTGACGACTTGGCTGCGTATGAGTGCGCCAATCTCTCGCGCGGCATGTCTGCTCGGATGTAGGACACCCCGCTAACGGGATACCGCTGCCTTGCGAGCGGCGTCGATCCGGCGGCGGCACTGGCGTCAGACTAAAGCGGACTTTGTAGTCTGGCCTTTTCTAGCGCCGCCTTGGGAACCTCGGATTTGCGCAGCTCGCCAATCTCAAACCAATAGCAGGTCAGTGCGTCAGGATTATTGTAAACCTCTTTCCCTGCCGTCATATGACGCCCGCCTGATTTCAGCCTAACAATATCGCCCGGTTGCGCTTGATCATCCATGTTCATTCCTTCCAATCTACGATTTTCAGTGCCTGTTCCGGGTCGACGCCCAGTTCCTTCGCCTCGCCAAGTGCCTTGATAATGGCCCCAAGCGCCCGCGCCCGTCCGCCCGCATCAAACGCCTGTAGCGGCCTCATCACGTCCAGTTGGACAGGCTGGCCTAACTTCTCGCTGGCCTCTTGCCCGATCATCGCCGCGACAGGCATGAGCGCCCATTGTGCAAGGTGACGTTGAGCCTCTCGCACCATTGGCCCCGTGGTCGCGGTATTGCTCAGACCGGGGAGAACACCGAACGCCATTTCGATGCCGGATCTCGCCGCCGCCCATGTCTCGCGGGTCATTGCTTTGGATAGATCCGGCGTCACGTCGCTGGCCTTCCAGTCTTGCGCAGGTGCAGGACCGCCCGCCGCCTGGACGTTGACGCTCTCGCGGATCAGGACGCGCCCTCGTGTACCCCGAAAACCTCGTGCCAAACTTTCCATGTCAGTTTCCGGCGACTCCGGGAACGGCACGATCGACGTGCCAAGCGGTGCGTTTGCGTAGATCTCGCCAAGCGCACTTTCCAGCGTGTGCAGCAGGCCAGCGGTTAGGCGCGCGCGCCGCAAGGGTGCAGATCCGACATAGGGCATGGATATTTCGGACCCGACGCGGAAGTGCAGCACCTCCCCGGCAAGTACCGTCATTGATCGCCCGCCGCCCGTGTCAGGGACGCCGACGCGATAGGCGGTAGGCTTGCTGAACCGTGTGGTCAGATCCCAATCCGAACAGGGCAACAGGCCATCATCGCGGATCACGAACACAGCCTCGCCACGAAGCGCCAGAGCGCGCGCAGACAGGGCCAAGGTGGAAGGCGACAGCAGGTCGGTGCCGGATACGTCCGCAAGGCTCAGACCGCCCTCCCAGAGGCTCACACAGGCTTGCACGGTGCCAGTGAGTTCCGCCAAGCCGTCGACGCCGCCGATGTAGTCAGCGCGCGCCGCCATCACTTGGCTGGTGTACCCGGTGCCGCTCGATCTCGTTTCGATCTCTTTTTTCTTAAACGGCCACATATCAAGCCCTCCGATAAGTGCGCAGCAGATCCGCCGCGCCGCTGTATTGCATTGCCCGCGCAACCCATGCGGGTGAACGGTTTAGGGATTCCTCGATAGGCCCGATCGACACAGACGTGCTTGTCGCGCCCGCCGTGCCGGGGTCCGCAGCGAGATATTCAGCCAAGCGCCGGAACGCCTCAGAGACAGGTGCCGGCACAAACCCAGCGCCGACTTGTGCCGTGATCCGGTAGGTGCCAGAGGCAGGCAGGCAGAGGCCAAGCGGACCTTGCAGCAGCGTCACAGACTCCCATGCCGCCCCGGTCCAGAAATGAGCCTCAGAGGACACCACAGGGGCAAGGCGCGGGTGGAATTGATCGCCGCCGTTGCCCAGTAGCGTCCAAACGACTTCGCGCTCAGTGAAGCGGTGTGCGATATAATCCTCGATCCTTGCCCAGATCATCGCAGAATCCAGCGCCGCCGCCGCGACAGACAGCGTTGAAGGTACAGCGGGATATTGCGCCGGGATCTCCTCGAATTGCTTTAGAACGTCGATCATCGCGGATACCTCATGCGGCTTGGCAAGAACACGCGCGTCACCGGATCTGGTGACCATTTGCGCGCCTCGATTTGCGTTTCGGGATAGGCCGGACGGGTCACGATCGACAGCTCGTACAAGAGCGCCGCCATCACGGTCCTGATAATGGCATTATGCGCGCCGTTCTCAGGGTCCATGCCTTCATCCTCGATCTTTTCAGGCTCAGGCACAGCTCGTTTCGGGGGCAGTCGAAAGCCGGGGGAGATGCCGATCGCCAGCCCCGCCGCGACCGCCGCAAGAATGTCCTTCACATACGACACCTCTTGCATTTCTTCGGTGATCGTCGCGGTGAAGGTGACGCCCGCGTCATTGTCCGCAATCTCCAGAGTGCCAGAGCGGACCGACGCCAGCGGTTTGCCGTAGTCGTGCCCCGACAGCAGATGGATATCCTTTTTGCCGCCATGCTCCGATGGTGTGTTGATCCGGTAGGCGAACGCCTTGGGTGCAATCACTTCTTTTTTGGGTCGCCCCGTCCTGCCGCCATCGGACAGGACGGCACGTTTGCCGTATGGGAAAGAGCCTTGCAGGGCCAATGCGCCCGACGCTCTCTTGCGGAGTTCAAGCCCGCCGCCTGCAAAGCCCTCCAGCATCTTACTGGATACCCGTCAGAACGCGCGACTGAACCGCCCGACTGATTGTCGTGTCCATCGTGGAAAGCGCCGTCAGACGAAGCCCGCCCGACTGTGCATCGGCATAGGGATCGCGGATCAGATCCACAGCGCCCCACAGCCCGACAAACACAGGGGCAACACCGCCCGCCGATGTTGTCAGCAGTGCCATGCTTTCCAGAGGATCGCCTTCGGTGCCGCCGGATGGTAGCGCAGGGGCAGGCAAGGCGTTGTGAGACATTACGACGGACCCAAGCGCCTCAGTCAGGCGGTCATACTCGAATTTATAGCCCCCTGTTCCGACAAGCACAGAATCCATGTAGTCCCAAACCTCAGGACGGATCAGCAGGCGCACATCGCCGGGACCGTTTGCGGCATTGGCGATGATAAACTGCACAACCTCAGACCGAAACGCCGCCCATGTTGCCGCAGCATCGACAGGGCTTTCCACGATGCCCCAAGCCGTTGCGCCCGTGAATACACCAGTAGGTTCGCCACCAGATCCAGATCCGTTAAAGATTGCCCGGTCCATCTCTTGCGACATAGCCCCGTTCATGTCCCGGCGGATCGCCTGCTCAAGAGCCGCGCCGGATTGCTTCAGGGTCTTGCGGGTGATCCGCATCTGGATTCCCAGAGTGTGATCAGGCGACAGCGGACGGTCCAACGTGGCGTAAGCGGACGGCCCCGGCACATTGCCCGTTTCCGTTGCCTGCCAGCCCGCCGTGATCGCGGACGTGGTTACGGGTGTTTCCGCCTCGCCGCTGCCGATGTTGATCATCTGGACGCCCATTTGAGCCGCGACAGACGCAGGGAACAGACGCTCGATCAAGGGACGGGTGGCAATCGGGTTCGGTGTACCGCTGGCAATCGTCTCCCCGGCGCGCGTCTCAAGTGCAGCATAGGGAACAGGGATGCCGCGATAGCCGCCCGCGCTCCGCAGCTCGGTCACGATCTCCGCCGTTTGCCCGTCGAGCGCGCGGCCTTCGTCCAGAGACAAAGCGACTTGGCGCATCTCGAAAGCACCCATGATCTCGGTCCATTCCTTTTCAGAGCGAGTTTCCAGCACATTGCCAGCGTCACGGCGTTCTTCATCCTCGGATACCAGCGCCGCGCGGTACTGCACTTCCTTGGCGCGATACTCAGTATCAAGTTCCGTCATTTTGCGGGTTTCGTCCGCAGACGGTGTTTCGATGTTCGCCAGCTCCGACAGGTTTTGACGGATCTCGGAACGGCGCAATTCCAGCTTTTTAGATGTCAGCATAGTTATTTCCTTTCATGCTCGACAGGAGGTCGCGCCATTGTTGACGCTTCGGGGAAAGCGGGGTGTGACCCACTTCCAATCTCGTTTTGCGCGCATGACAGCGCCCGCAGAGAATTTGTAAATTTGACAGGGTGTAGGAAAGTTCGGGGTGCGTTTTGACAGGCAGAACGTGGTCACATTCCAGCCGCCGCAGCTCGCCACACTGGACGCATTGCCAGCCGTCACGATCCAAGGCTTGCATCCTCAGAGCCTTCCATCGCGGCCCGCGTGTTACCTTCGCAGAGTGCCGTTTGTACTCGTCGCGCCTGCTCATATCTGGACCCGCAATTCATAGCAGATCACCACGCCATCCGGCCCCAAGGTGCCGACGCGGTTGATCAGATAGGCAACCCCGCCGATCACCAGCTTGTCAGCAGTGGAAGGGACAACGCCCTCAGTGATAAACACCCGCAGCGCACTATCCGAGATAAGAGCGTTTGCCCGCTCCTCGACGGTGTAATCAGTGACCGCGACAGTGACCGGATAGTCCACTGCCGGACCCGCAGGCGGATCGTCGGGGTCGGTACGTGGTGCAGGCTGTTTGCGCAGAATTGCATCCTGTCCAAAACGCTCGATCAGCCGGGTTGCCGTTTCGGTCATCCCCATGCAATGCGCCCTCCTTTGTGTGATGGTCGGCCCATGATCCGCGCGCCCTCAGCCACAGCGATGACCGTTGCCGATGCCGCATCGATCCGGCCCGTCGATCGAGCCTTTGCCAATTTCAGATTGTTTGCCGGATCTCGCAGGGTCACAGCGTCCGCAAACGCAGACCGCAACAGCAGGGACGCGGTGGTCAGCACCTTCCCGTCGAAAGCCGCGCGACGGAACCGCTCGCAATCCTCGTTCCCGTCCTTGAAGCCAAAGCCACGCCAGACCACAGCCGCGCGGATGCCCGCCCGCTCGATCGCCTCGCCAAGTTCGGATTGTTTGTATCGGTCAGCGACCAACGCCGCGACGGGTTCGCCCTCGATATGCTTCATCACCTCGATCAGCCACGGCGCAATCGGCACGGTCTGGTCGCCAAGGGTGGACAGTTCGCCACGGTCCTTCATCTCGACATAGCGGCCTTGAACGCCATCGTTTGCGCCACGGTCCGCAAGGTTCGGTTTACTTGGGAAGGTGCCCAGAGCTTCTAGTCGCCCCGTCTCAGGCCAGTAGAACGCCGCTGCCGTCATAGATGCAGATCCGCCCAGATCGATGCCGATCACGCATTGCCCCTGCCGGGCCGGAACCTCCGACACCTCGCAGGCCAGCCACTCATCGACGGTCAGCAGCACATCGCGGGTTTCGCCGCTCACGCGCTCGTTTCGATTGTACAAGCGGAAGGTGGTCAGCGTAGAGCCGCCGCGCGCAATCGCCCGCCGTGCCTGTCCTTGTAGCCACTCGATACTGGACCCGATGCCAGCCGCCGCGCCGGGGTTCGCCTCTTTCAGGCTTTCCAGATCGTCAGCAGGCAAGCCCGGTGACGGGCGATGCTCTTGCCGATAGATGCCCGGTGCATCCTCGTCCAGCCACACAGAAAACGGGTGCGCATCATCCGCCGCCGATGTTGAAATGATCAGCGCCCGCCCGCCGCGCTTGCCCATACCGGACAACAGCGCATGTTCCAGAGCGTCACCTTGATCAGCCGCCCAATGGCCGCGCTCGTCCATCAAGATCAGCGTAGGGGCAGAGCCAAGCGCAGACTTGCCATCCGCAGCAATCGCCCGGATGAAATGCCCGCCGCCATCGCCGTCATATTCAATCTCAAGACGTGGTGAACGCCGGACGGTGAACAGCTTTTGTTCCTCCTCCGACAGCGACCGCATGAAGCCCACCACAAAGTCAAAGGCAATCCTCGCTTGGTCACGGGTACGCGCCGCAATCAGGATCTCGCGCCGTGGCTGTTCATCCCATTTGCCCATGACGGAACCCAAGGCGATGCCAGCAGACAGAGCCGTCTTGGCGTTGCCGCGACCGATCGACAGAACAGCCACGTTCACGCCATCCGCAAGAGCGCCACGAACAAACTGTTTTTGAAATTTCGCCAGCTTGATCAACTCGCCAGCCTTCGGACCTTCGGGGATTCTCAGCTTCTCAAGGAAGTTGATTGCCTTCGTGGATGCCTTGCCCTTCATGCCAGCCACCCGATCCACAGACCGCACAGCGCGAACGCATAACCCCCAACCGCGACCCCCCCCACGGAAAAAAACCGGGCCATTGGGACCATCGCT